GTACGCTACACCATGTTCTTACAAGACTGGGAACCTGGACACATTTTTGTTTACGATGATAAAGTTGCTGCAAACTATAAAGCCGGCGATGTGTTTGAATGGAGTGATCCTATGATAGTGCATGGTCCTGCAAACATTGGGTATAATACAAGGTACACACTTCAAATAACAATGTATGACTAATACTAATTTAATCTCATTTGCAAGAACCAAAAGCCCGGGTCTTGTTAAAACTCCTGCAGACATGCTTCAACTTGGCGGGCTTCAGTATGCAATCAATAAAGATTACATTGACGAATACAGTAATTTTGGACACGTAAAATATTTTTCTATAGACGAAGCCGAAAGTTCTAAAAAAGATTGGGGTAAAGATTTTGGATACTTTATCAACGACATGGGCTTTAGAGGAACTTATCCTAACCCAGCAGACAAAAATTTACTAGCATTCTTTGGTTGCAGCATAACATTTGGTATCGGTGTACCCGATGAAGAACTGTATTCTAACTTAGTTGCTGGGCACTTTAACAAACAATGTTTAAATTTAGGAATCCCCGGATCAAACATTCACAGAACTGCATTAGTATTTTCAGCAGCAACACAGGTATGGGACATAGAAACAGCAGTAATTAATTTACCGCCGTTTACAAGACTACATTATGTAGACATATACAATCACATACATTCAATTTTGTTAGGATACAAAATAGAGTTGCCAGATTTAGAAGCTGTACGTAACGATATTTTAAAAGACTTTAGTGATCAATACTTATTAGCACAAGCTATCGATGCTGTTCAGTGGATGATAGATGTTGCAAAAGCTAGAAAAATTAACTTAGTGTTAGCTTCTTGGGATCCAGACACTACTGAATTAATTAACGCTGCCTTTAATACAAACTTGCTTAAATTTGATATTGTTGATCACGGCAGAGATCAACATCCTGGAGAAATATCTCATAGGCAATTTGCTGATAAAGTAATTAAAACCCTAACAAGTGAAACATATACTTGTTAGATAGACTGCCATTAATACCGTTGTGCCAGTCTCTATAACTATTCCATTCTAGAATAGTTCCTTGGGCTTTGTTGTAATGGTATTCATTACCTAGTATGAACAGTTGCCCTACACTAGGTTCATTTATAAACACAGAATATCGTTTTATTTTACCATGTGTTAAGTACTCTGCTTCGTTATCATCAATGTCATAATGATATCCAGTCATGTATCCTGGCTCCACACAACTAATCCAACTACGTAAAGCAGTAACACCTACTTGTTCTGCAATTTCTTTTTCAAGTTCTTTAGTGTCATAGTAGTTTGTCCACTTAACGCTGTCAGTATTAAAGTTACTGTCTTTCCATAGCTTTAATATTTCTGCGTATTCTGGATTGTTCATATTCCAACGTGCTGGATCAACAGTGACTACACGACCGTTTGACAAATTGCTAATAACTGTATTCCAATTAATCATTATAAACTTCTTCAAATATGTCTGAGAATACAGTATTTCCCCAAGACTTTTCTTTTAAATGTTTTGTAATTGTAATTTCAAAGAACTTTTTAAAATCAATATACCCACGTTCGTCGGTTGAATGATCAAAACGGTAAGCACCGTCCTTGCCTATAATACCTTCTATAATTTTTCTTTCTATAAATTGTTCTTCGTAAGGAATAACAGCATAGTTGTCTATAGTTTTTAACTGTCCATCTTTTGAAATAAAGAAACAGTTTGGATACAGTGATACTTTCCAGAAATTATTTGCTTTTGTTGAAATGAAAAAGTCTTTCATTTGTTCTTTCCAGTTAGGAAATTCTGTATCTAAATCTCTACCAGGAGTAAACAACACTTGCGATAATGTTTCTTTATTCCACTCCATAAAGATTTTTTTATTATCGTAGTCTACATCATAAAGTATCGGAGTTGTTTTAAGATGTGATAACTCTGTTAAAAATTTAACATCTCTTTTAAAGAACCAGTCTACTAAATCTTGTGGTACTACTATTGTTTCCTCGGGTCTATATTCAGGATCAATACAATAGTGAGCACACATTACTGTCTGTTCTGGATTAACCCTAGGAGTATATAATAAATTTGAAGGATACGGAGTTCCGGTTGGGTTTAGTTTGTGATAGTAACCCCAATTGCTTATATCTGTCATCTTTTATTCCAATTTAATTTTTTGTTAATATAGCTTTGAACCTGATCCTTAAACTTTTGGTCCGAGGTATCTATGCTTGATACTTTGTGATCATATATTTCTTCGTATGAATTTGTTTCGTAGTATGCAAACAACCTATCTGACAAGAAAGGATTGCACCCTCTAAGTCCTTTAAATCCGTTGTTAGAATAAAATTCCTGTACTAAAGACTCTGCTTGATACCAATCCATTGAGTTGTGCTTCCAAATAACTACATCGTTTCTAGTACTGCCAACTCCGCCGCCTCTTGGCGTTGTGGATTTGAATATAACATTGCCGCTGCTGTCCTTGGACACTTCATATCCTGGGTTTTGTCTGGCTTCTAATTTAATTAATCCGTTACTGACAAGTTCTTTAGTAAAGCGGCTTTGGTTAGTTAGGGTTTCATCGTAGTCAGGAACTTCTAATATGTGTGCAGAGGCACTTTGTCTAGTCCATTTAGTATTAAGCCACTCTAATGATGTGTGCCAAGACTCTACACTTTCGCCGGGTATGCCGCAAATCATTTGTATGTTTGCTCTATAACGTTTTGGTGCATGTATATCTGTGTATGCTTGGAAGTCTAACAACCCTTCTTGTAACTTATCTGGGTCCATTCCTTTACGTACAAGTTTACCTGCTTCGCGGTTAAACGTTTCAATGCCCATGCTGTGTCCAAGGAACCCTAATCTAATATAGGTATCCCAATGTTCTCGATGTTTAACAACTAAGTCTCCACGGGCAAATCCACATATCCACGGATTGTAGTTTAGTTCATCAACTGCATCTGCATACTTCTGTAGTTTTTCAGGACGGTCGTTAAATGTTTCGTCCATTACTCGCCAATTCTTAATGCCCCACTTCTCGTAACCTGTTTGCATCTGACGTTTGAATTCTTCTTTGCTAACACTAACGTCTTTTGATTGTCCAAGCAATGGGAAATTACAATAGCTGCAACTGAACATACATCCGCGAGCTGTTTCAATTTGCGGACATTCCCAAGGCATCATGAAGTCACGATCCTCATAGTCTACCAAGTAGTTGTCTAAAGGCGTACTTGGATAGTGATACAGTCCTCTAATAACTCGTTTACTGCCAAAGAACGCAGGATCAGTCATTAACGGTGCACCTAATGTTCCAACAAGATGCTGACACAATGCTAATACAGCATTCTCTCCGTAACTGTCAACCCAATAGTCAACACCGTCTGCAGGAGTAACTAAAGCATTGTTGCCCCCTACTACAATAGGAATGGTAGGGTATGCTTGTTTTAACCATGTAATGAATTCGTTTAAGTAAGGACTCCACGGATTTAAAAATGCTGTGCCAAAACAAAACATAACTGTCTTAGTCGAGGTACGTGACTTAACTAATTGTTGAAGTTCTTCTAACTGCCAGAACGCTGTAAAGTCTACAACTTCTGCATCCCAATCGTTCATTCTTAAAAATGTAGCCACACGGTGACTCCACAGGGCACGTTCCCAGCGTTTGCCTGTTAACGAAAAAAATATTACATGATTCATTCTAGGATAAATTCTTCCGGTAGATAATTTTTTAGATATTCTAATTGATGTGATACTATGTTAAATTTAACTTCGCTGAGACTATATTGAAAATCAGATATGTATCCGTTTTTATTAGCAGCGTTAAGCCAAGGGCTGATAGTATTATCAAATACATACCTAGCATGATCTAAGTTACCCATTTTAGTTTTTATTGTAACTGCTACTGGATCTTCTATGTTGTTACGTTTTAATAATTTTCTAATGACTAACTGAACTCTAGCAAGTCTGCCAAAGTTAGCAGCAGTATGATGATATCCTGCATCCATATCGTACCATACACCATCTTGAGATAATTTATGCATCTGCTCTCGAACCAAATCAATTAAGAAACACTCGTCACCTAAAATGTTTAAATGATATCTATCGTCAATGTCGGCATGACTTTGGTAAGCATGTCCAGGATCCAAAATAATAATTCGTGCTTCGCCTTTAACCGCAGGCAAAGAATTGTATAATGTTTCCCAAACTGTACCTTTATACTCATCTTTTAACACCCAAGGGTCGTAAAAGAAATCACCCGTTGGCTGATTAATAGTTGTTTTCATTCCTTCTTCAGGAAGAAGTGTCAAAGCCTCTTGAAATAATTTTGAATTGACTGTATAATTAGTAGAAGTAAGCATGAAATATTTATGTGCGCACTTAATGAGGTTAAATATTTCATGAACCGTATACGCATTGCACCAGAGTACTCAATTGACTATGTTGAAATAGAACGCCCTAGTCCTTTGGCAGATTTAAAAATTGAACAGTTAATACAAGATGTAATGACTGGCAAATTGGATTCTGACATTACTGATGCTGTGTATGTTAATTTTAAAAAAGAAACAACTAATTGGTTGTTCAATAGCAAACTAAATCAACTAACAGGGTTTGATAAGTTTGATCGTGTTGATATTATAAACGGCTGCACTCAGTTTATTGACAACATTTATATGCAAGGCCCTGTACAAGTGTTAAGTGGTGATTATAGATATCACCAAAGATTAGGATTAGCGTATGTTAAAGATGTGGGCTCGCTAATACCGGATATTCCATTAATTATAGCAATGCCGTTTCCTAGCATTGGTGCTCCACATCAAGACATGGAGGAAATACTCAATGAATGTTTGGCTAAAAAGATTGCCGTACATATTGACGGTGCTTGGATTAGTTGTTGCCGTGACATTACTTTTGACTTTAGTCATGACGCTATTAGATCCGTTGGCATCAGTCTTAGCAAAGGTCTTGGTCTTGGGTGGAACAGGATAGGATTACGTTGGACTAAGGATCCTAAAGCAGATAGCATTACAATAATGAACGACTTTAATATGAATAATCGTGCATTGGCTATGATAGGATTACATTTTATTCGTAACCTTTCACCGGATTACTTATGGAACACTCATGGACGTAACTATTACAAAGTATGTTACGATTTTAACTTAATGCCTACTAACAGTATCTATCTAGCATTGCGTAACAGCGAGCCTGTAGGTGTAAGTCCGCTTATTAGATATTTAGAAAATGTCTAGATTAATAACGTTTGGTGATAGTTTTACTTACGGACACGGGTTACCTGATTGTCATGTTCCACCTGACTTAGCAGGACCAGAGTGCAGTAAACTATCGTGGCCTCAATTACTAGGCGATAAGTTAGGCATAGAAGTAATTAACAGAGCAAAGCCTGGACACAGTAACATAGAAATATTAAGAGATATTTTAAATTCAAAAGATATTTTATCAACTGATATTGTAATTGTTGGTTGGACTTATGCAGTACGTGACTACGTTTTTAAGAAAAACTTCTTAGGCAAGGACATATCTTTTAAGGTAAGTCCGTGGATTGGCAATAAAGATTTTATTAAAAAATGGTTTTCTGTGCATAATGAATACGACTTATCTATTAGAGCTGGTTTGCATATACACCATGCTGAATGTTTTTTAAAAACAAAAGAAGTAAAGCAGTATCATTTTTGTGCTTACAGAGGATTTCTTAATGCAATGCCCGAGTTTACTGTAGTGCCTGAGAATTTTATTAAGAAAAACATTTTGCCAAGAATAGACAAAGCATTAGACAATAGTCATCCTGGAACTAAAAGTCAAGAAAAAGCCGCTAACAATTTATACGAGATAATCAATGCAGGAAAGTAAAACATTTTGTATGCACCCCTTTACAGGGTTGGCAACTAGAGAAGACGGAGCCATTTGTGCTTGTTGTCGCAGCCATCCTGTTGGGTTCATAGACAAACAGTCGTTAGAAGAAATTTGGAATAACGATACTATGAAACGTATTCGTAAGTCAGTGCTTACTAACATACGTCCACCCGAGTGCGAACCTTGCTTTAACTTAGAGGATCAGGGCGTCGAATCCTTGCGACAACGTCATATAAGCGGTAAAATTCCCGAAGCTAGGGTCAACTTGTACCCTAATGCCTTAGACGCTTTAAAAGACGATTATACAATGCCATTTGAAATTCCTACTATGGAACTCAAACTAAACAATTTGTGTAACCTTAAGTGCCGTATGTGCCATCCTATGGACAGTACATCTTGGAACGATTGGAATGTAGTAAAAGAGTATTACAAAAAAGAAGGCAACATAATGTATGCCATCGTCGAAGAACATAACTTAGAAAACAAACCATTCTTAGATAAGTTCCAAGATAGTCCGCAATGGTGGGCAGACTTAGAAAAGCTACTGCCGCACTTTAGACGTGTAGAGTTTGCTGGTGGTGAACCGTTAATGGACCCGCAGCATTATCGCATATTAGATAGACTTGCAGAATACGGACATCAAATTGAAATTAAGTATGCAACTAATCTAAGTATGCTAGGTAAAAGCAATCGCACTGTTTGGGAATACTGGCCTAAGTTTAAATCTGTAGCAGTTAACGTAAGTATCGATGGCATTGGCGATAGTTACAAATACGTTCGAGGCAATGCTAGTTGGGCTGAACTTGTAAACAACATCAAACAAATACAAACAATTACAAACATCAGCCGTATTGTAGGGGCTGTCACGGTACAGGTTAGCAATGTATTAATCTTAGACAAGATGATTGAGTACTTCTTAAACGACATTGGTATTGTATTCCATACACACCGCGTCGAATATCCTAAAGTTTTGTCAGCACAGGTATTACCTGCCAAATTAAAAGCATTGGCAATTCAAAGATTGCAAGAAGTTAGCTATCGTGTTAAGGACTTTAAACTAGTTAAACAACATCCTCAACTGTTAGAATACACACTAGGACAAATTCAAGACAACATTAACTATCTTCAAGCACGTGATCAAAGCGACAAATGGCAAGATTGTATAGACTTTAATCACAACTTAGACAAAACAAGAAATCAATGCTTTGAAGAAGTTACTCCGGAGTTTAAACCTTATGTATAAAATAACTTCTGCTTGGCCGCATCAGGACCAAATTAAAATTGAATGGAACCTTGGCAAGCGTTGCAATTACGATTGTACATATTGTCCTAGTAGTATTCACGATAACTTCAGTCCTCACACAGATATAAACATATTAGAACGTACTGTGGACAAGTTGTGTGAACTAGGTAAACCGTTACGTATTAGTTTAACTGGGGGCGAACCTTGTGTACATCCAGACATAGAAGATTTCTTAGAGTATCTAAGAATGAAAGATATCTTTTGGGTTAACTTAACTACAAACGGTACGCGAGGATCACGTTGGTACTTGCAAAACGAAATGTTTTTTAATCACCTTGTATTCAGTTTACATTTTGAACACGACTGGAAACGTATTGTACAAGTCATTAACGAGTTTTACGATAGTACAGAAAGAGATTTCTTTGTTAACGTAATGGCACATCACGATCATATGGATAGTGTTCGCAAGGTAGTTAAAGAGTTTAAAGAAAAAGGTATCAAGTTTGCTATTAGACGACTACGTTGGACCGAAGGTGATCACAATGTATTTGACGACATGCGATACGATGGCAAAGATTTAGAATGGATTTTAGCCAACGATGCAACTGTTAAACCAAATACAATTGTATTCAAAGACCAAACTGAGCAATTATATCTACATGCTAACGATGTAATTAAACAAAAGTTAAACAGTTTTAAAGGCTGGGAATGTAATGCTGGTATTGAAAGTCTAATGATTAACTGGGACGGTGACGTACATCGTGCCACTTGCCGTGTAGGCGGCAGCTTAGGAAATATCTACACAGGTAGCTTTGCAGTTCCTACAGAACCAATCGAGTGTACTAGAGACTGGTGTACCTGTGCTGCTGATATTCCGTTAACGAAGTTGAAACTTTGATTGGTGTGTTTCGCAAGAACATAAGCAGTTCTTAATAGAACAAATGGAAGGTTTGAATTCAGGATCAAACTTTTCTACAAAATTTTCATCTAAGATATTGAAGTTATAATCTAACCCGTAGATGTTTTGTTGGCAGGATCCTTGAATTTCTCCAGTCCAATTGATAAAGACATTGTCTAATCCAATATCACAACTCCACCCTTCAAAATTAGTCCAGTTGTTATTGATGTACGTATTAGACTTTGCTTTCATTGTTTTGCCATTTTCAAAGTGTGCAATACTTTCGTAGAGTCTAATTTGTCCTTGAAAGATTAACTTTCTATTTTTCCAGAACCATAACGGACTAGGTATTCTCTTTAAGGGGTTTTTTAAGAATCCTTTTTGTTCTTTTGTTAGCTGAATGTCGTCAGCATTGATGATTCGAATATCTCTAATGTTTGAAACAGCAGGTTCGATAACTTCGCATGTCATAAGAATCCATTTGTATTTGCTATTCTTCTTCATGTATTCAATAACATCTAACCCTTCTTGCCAATGCTTTCTATCCATTAATACTTTCACTGTGACTTTTTTGTTAAGTTCAAACAGCGTGTCTGCTACAGCAATCATATGATCCGGATCTGCTTGTGATATGTGGTACGACAAATGAGCATTGTCTATTAAATGTCCGTACTGCTTCCACCATCTAAGTGTTCTTGAACCGTTGCTAATTAAACTAAAATAGATATCGTTTTCTTTTTTAATTGCTTCTATAAACAATGCAAGGTCTTTCCACAGCGTAGGTTCACCGCCCGCAAGGCTTAGATGTATTTTAGTTTTGCCCAACTTTGTTTTATAACGCTCAATCATATGATTGAAGTTCTTAATAATAAGATCTAAATCTGCAGGAGAACGATAGTCGCCTGTGTTACTACCAGGCCAACAATATTCACATTTGTAATTGCAAACGTTGTTGGGATTCCATCTTATTGCTAAGATGTTAGGCTGCTGTGTTGATACAATTTTAATTGGTTTCATATTAAATGTGCTAGCTCAGGGAACACAGTTTTAAAATCTGTTCCACGTTGTGAGTCCATTGTGTTTATGTATTCTTTAAAGTCGGGCAGTAAATTTGTATGATCCTCTGCGTCCATCCAATCTAAGATACCTTCCCAACGTTTCCAACCATACGGGTTCTTTTCCCAAAACTCTGCGTCTTGTGTGTAGTTGTCCCATAACCAGTCTTGTAGTTCTGCAAACAGTTTGCGAACTTCTAGTTTATCTTCTTTAGGTAGCACACGTAGACTTAACCAAGTTGGTATCCATAACAAGTGTACACCCACTAATCCACCACCGGCAACTTGTCCAGCAGCATTAGTATCAAAGTTTAATTTCTTAAATCCGCTTTTTACTTTCCATTTGATAAACTCAGGCACATGTTTGATGTTTAGAATTTGTACAGCAAAAGCAATGTTAGTTTGAATCTTGTCACTGGTTTGTTCTAGGCGCCATAGATTCTTTTCTACTGTAGCCCAATCAGTAGGATAACGTATGTAGTGAACACGCTCTCCAATGCCATCAAGACTAATACCAACTTTAACTTTTCTAAATTGTTCCCATATTTCAATAATTTCATCATTGACTAATATACCGTTTGTGTTATATCGTAAACTGATTTTGTCAGCATAGCCGCGGCGAATAATTTCTTGTAAGAACATTTTATGTTCTTTGATTAACAAAGGCTCGCCACCGGCAAAGTATAACTGTTTGATATTGGGGATTTGATCGTATACCTGTTCCCAGAACGCAGGGTTTTCGTGCCAATAGTTGTTAAACAGTTCTGGCTTCCAATCCATTTGTTTTTTAATCAACGGGCTTTGGAATATTGGAAATACTTTTTTATGCTCCGGAACCCACATTGAACTATCGTGTGGGCTACACATAATACATTTTAAATTACATGTATGTCCTAAGCGTAAGTCTAAGTATTGTAATTTGTAAGGAACTGTACCATCTTCTTCAGTTTCAGCAATTAGTTCTTTAATGTCTATTTGTTCTTGTAAGTGCCAAGTGCCTGTTTCCCAAATGCGTTTACTAGCAATGCCTTGTTGTTCTTCTTCGTAGCATTTTAAACAACTAGCAGGCACTTCTCCGGCTAGCATTGTCTTACGCACTGACTTCATATAGTCATTGTTAAATGCTTCTGTGGGCAAGTCCTTGCTAAAGTTGGCAGGCTGTCCGTCTTCCATCTTAACCAATCCAACTGTATAGTCGCCGCTGTCTGCACCTGATGCGTTAGCAACACAACAGATACGCATATCGCCGTTAGGACGAGTTGCCAAATGGATCCAAGGCAATACACAAAAACTAGGACTACCAGTTAAGTCTGTAATTTGTTTTTGCCAATTGCCTATTTGGGTTTCTTCAGGCTGAATCCAAAAAACTTTATTCATCAGTTTTACTCATTAGTGTTGTTTTCTGTTCATCGATACTTATAAACGGACTATGTGGGCCGCACATTATTATGCAAGTTGAACTAGATTTATCTTTCCATTTTTGTTGCCACATTGTTTGCCACTGTTCAGAGTTAACAACGTTTTGCAATCCTAATTTAAGAACGTCTAGTCTTGGAAACTCTAATACTTGCTGGCGAACTTTTTCGCCTTCTTCAACAATTGAATCTTCTTGATACAAGTTATATTTCTTTAACAAATCAACATCGTAGTTTGTGTATAAGAATGCGCCAATCATACAGCAAGGACTTAGTTGATAGTGTGCGTCAATGTACAATTCTTTATGTTTAATTGCAAGGCAATTAATTTTATCTGCATCTTTCCATTGTTGATGCCCTTGAACATCTGCCTTGCTTACAAATTTGATTTCGCTGTCAACTGGTTGTTCAAGATTATATAAAAACTTTCCTTGTTTATCAACAACTGGAAACGGACGTCCGTGACGTCTACTAGTTTTTACAGAAAACTTTTTAAATCCTAAATCAATACTCAACTGTTCTGCTGCTTTAACTTGATGTGCATTATGTTTAAATCTAATGTAGTGCCATTCGGCTGTTCCGCCAGAGTTAATAAACGTTGTAGCATTCTTTATAATTAAATCGTAATTGGTTCCAACACGATATAAACTATGTGTATCTGCTAATCCATCGATGGCAAATATTACATTATGTTTCTTAGGTAATACGTCAACTAACTCTTTCCACCAAGCTGTGTTTCTTAAACTGCCATTAGTATGAATATCAATAGACACATGAGCAGCATTATTCTTAACGTACTCACACATCTTAAGTAAATCGTTGTTCAACAACGGATCACCAAAGTTACCACAAAAGTTAATTAACTCAAGTTGTTCTAGCACATCAATTGAAAATATTTTTTTGAAGTCGTCGTAGGACCAATCATTAATAGGCAACAGCGGATTTTCAATTCCGCCGTGTATGTTTCTAGGACACATAGGACAAGACGCTTGACATCGATTTGTAATTTCAAGGTGAACCATTTTAAGTTGATTCATTTCAAACATGTTTCTTTCCTATAATCATCCAACGAGTGTACAACGGCAATTCTAATTCTCCTGCCCATATTACATCAATATCGCATTGTGTTTTAAATTCTTCTAAGTCTTTAGCAGTACGAACATGCTCTGGGATATCATAGTTATTACTTTGTAATACAAGTAAACTATTCTGTGGCATTCCACTTAACCATAAATCATATTGATCCTGAGTAATATGTTCACAACTGGTATTGATAATAACATCTGCATCACTGCGTAAGTTTACCATGTCTGCGGTAACAGCACGAAACTTTCCAACCATTTCTTCAATTTTATTCATATTGACAGCAATAGGTTCACAGGTAGGGTCTATATCAACACTGCGAATATTAAGCACAGGAACATCGCTTTGAAACAACATACTGGCTAACACACCAACCCAACCGCCATGAATATCTACGCTGACAAATTTTTTAACGTGTTTACGTAAATTTTTAATTAACCACTCTTTGCTTTTAAGTTGTCCGCTCCAAAAAGCGTCCATTGTCCGCATAGGGTCTGGACTTTGTCTAATAGCCTGCATCCAATGATGAATATGTTCAGTATTAATTTGCATAAATTGGAATTACCTTGTTAGAAGAAGTTAATTTTCTTTTAGGCATGTTGGTTTCAAACAAACACCAACACGAGTTTGTTTCACAAATGCTAGGTTTAATAGTAGGATGAAACTTACTAGGAAAGTCTGGATCAAAAATATTCAATATTTCTGATTGTCCATAAAGTGGATTACCACATATTCCAGATACGCTGCCGTCAATTTTAAAAGCAATCCAGTCTATGCCTACATTACATTCCCAACCTTTAAAATTATTCAACCTATTAAGAACAATTTCGTGATCTTTAACTTTGTGTGTTTTGTTTTTATCGTCAACTACTTTTACCTTGCTTCTATAACTTTTGTTATTTTTAAAGAACCAAAATAAGTTTGGCCCTCTAGCACGTAACTTGCTGATAATTTTATTTTGTTCTTCAGTGTAATTAACTTTTTCAGTTTCAATAATTTCTAAATATCTAATGGACCAACGTTTCTCGCTGCTTTTATAATATTCTACAGCATCCATGCACTTGTCCCAAGCATACGGATCCATTAATACTTTAACAACAACAATAACATTCTTTTTGTATAACAAGTCTGCTAGGTTTCTAAGATGCACAGGGTCAGCAAACTCGTGATGGCTACTAATACCAACATAGTCTAAGTACGGTGCTGCATCTTCCCACCACGATAACTTCTTGCTACCATTAGTAGTCAATGTAAAAATACAATCATATCGTTCTTTAAAATATTTGATAAAGTCTATGAAACGTTTCCAGTGAGTTACCTCGCCGCCTAGTAAATTAAAGTCAAACTTTCTTTTGTCTGTATGTTCAATATAATAATCTAATACGTGCGATAAGTTCTTTACTAATAAATCAAAGTCGGGCCATTTATGTGTGCCTTCGTTACTACCGGGCCAACAGTACCAGCATTTGTAATTACAGATATTACCTAACGCTACGTCAATGCGCATGTAGCCATCGGGCCAATTTTGTTTAACTTCTACTATGTTCACGCGAACTGTGCTCCTAACTTGTTAAACTTTC